TGCTCAAAAATCTGCGGGCAGTTTATACGGAGGGGTACAGCATGGACGAATACGGCATCGAATACCTGAAACGCAAGCTGACATCAAAACAGCAGCGGGTGTTTCTGCGTTACCGGTACTACGAAATGAAACACTTTGCGGCGGATATCGGTGCGCTGATTCCGAAGCAGTTCCGGCATCTTGCATACGCGCTCGGATGGTGCGCGAAAGCGGTCGATTCGCTTTCCGACCGCATTTTATTTGACGGATTTCAGTATGACGATTTCCTGCTGAATGAAATTTTCAGCGTGAACAATGCGGACATACTGTTCGGCTCGGCGAATCTCTCCGCGCTGATTTCTTCGTGCAGTTTCCTGTATATCGGGCGCGATGCAGCAGGCTATCCGACATTGCAGGTGATTGACGGCGGAACCGCATCCGGCATCATTGACCCGGTGACGAATATGCTCACCGAGGGCTATGCCATTCTGAAACGTGACGAACACAAAACGCCGGTTCTGACTGCATATTTCCGCCCGAACATCACCGAATACTATGTGAACGGCAAGCGCGACGATTCCCTCACGCTGCACCACAAAACACCGTATGCACTGCTTGTGCCGGTCGTGTACCGCCCCGATGCGGTGCGCCCGTTCGGGCATTCTCGTATCTCCCGCGCCTGCATGAACATTGTGGATGCGGTCACACGGACGCTCCGCCGGTCAGAGGTCAGTGCGGAGTATTACAGCTTTCCGCAGCGGTATGTCCTCGGTCTGGATGACACTGTTCCGCTGATGGATGATGCAGACAAAATCAAAGCGTCAATGTCTGCGTTCCTCGATTTCCGGCAGGATGAAAACGGGCATTTCCCAACCGTCGGGCAGTTTGAACAACTGACGATGGCACCGTATATGGAACAGGTCAGAATGCTTGCTTCGCTGTTTGCGGGTGAGACTGGATTGACGCTCGATGACCTCGGTTTCCCGCTTGAGAATCCGTCCTCTGAGGGCGCAATCAGAGCGTCACACGAGAATCTCCGCCTGACCGCCCGCCGCGCACAGCAGACCTTCGGTGTCGGGTATCTGAATGCCGGATATCTGGCGGCGTGTCTGCGGGATGACATGGCATATGAGCGCAGCGCGTTCCGGAACACCAAACCAGCATGGCTCCCGATCTTCGAGCCGGATGCGGCGGGGCTTGCGTCCATCGGCGATGCGATTCTGAAACTGAATCAGGCGCAGGAAGGCTTCATGGGTGCAAGAAATATCCGTGCGCTCACCGGCATGGAGTCTGACGCATGACGGCGCAGGAGAAACTTGCACGGCGCATCAGCCGCGACAGCATTTGCCGTGCAATACAGAAGAAAATTGACGCAGGGACGGCGGATTTCAGTGATACGGCGCGGTACAATGACCGTGCGGCGGAACTGCTTGGCGAGGTGCTTGCGGAATATGTCCCCGATATGCCCCCAGAAGCGCGGGAAACGCTCTGTAAGGGGCTTTTGCGTCAGAGGTATCTGGATACCAATGCAATGCTGAACGCCGTACAGAGGACGCTGGACGCTGCGCAGGGGCTGCATCTTGCACCGCAGACCGCGGACTACCCGGAAGAGCGTGTCGAACAGGCGGCGCACTCGCTTGCGGATGAAACTGTTCCGATGGAGACAATTCAGCGGCGTGCGAAGAGCGCACCGGCAACAATTGCGCGTTCCTTTCAGGATGATTACATCGAGGAAAATGCAGCATTCCGCGACAGTGCCGGCTTGAAATGCTACATCAACCGGATTGCGGCGGGCGGCTGCTGCAAATGGTGTACAGCGATGGCTGGGCGGTATCGCTACGGCGAAGAACCGCAGGACGTTTACCGGCGGCATGATAATTGCTCCTGCACCGTGACCTACGAAAGCGGACGGCAGCGGCAGGATGTGTGGTCAAAGCGGGCTTGGGAAGTGCCGGGCAAGGATGCAGGAGCCGGTGAACCGGCGGTGTTTTCACAGGAACAGGCACGGGAAATTGAAGCGAATAATAGCTTGACAAAAGGCGAAAAACATGGTATTATGAATATAAGACTAGATGACATAAAAGCAGCAGTAACCGGATCACCAATTACCGAAGAAGTCGCTGAGTATATATTCGGCGTTCTTGCGGAGCAAAGAAATCAGTTCAAATTTGACGGGGTCAAGGTTGTTGATATTGATTCAAAAATCGTGATGCAGACTGACCCTGTTCAGAACGGAACATTTTACGACATTGTTTTGAATCTGAATTCTGCGTTTCTCGGCGGAAAAACTGTTGAACAGCTTGACAATGAGATAAAGCAATCTGATGTGTCGGTTATTACTTCTTTGCGTGAAGCGATAATACATGAGGTTTATCATGCGAAAACGTATGATGGAAAGAATAAAGGACAGATAGACGCTCTATACGAACAGCTTGAGGGGCTTCAAATCCTTGGAATAAGCCCTACTGCAATGAAAGATGGATTTGAGTGCATTGCTGAATCAGGCGTTTTGCTGGAGCGAGGTGAAACAAATCGTATTCCTGATAAAGCGAAAGAATTACTGCGTTCAATTCTGGGGGTAACAATATGATTCAATTATCTGATTGCGATAACTGCAAAAACTATACGGGATTGAATCCGGAAACAAAGCAGATGACCTGCAAAGCGTTTCCAAACGGAATCCCATTGGATTATGTATTTTCTAAGGTCAATGTACGTGAAATACCCGAGTGTGAAAAAGGCTATAAATTTGAAGATAAAAACCGCCCTGAGTGATCAAGGCGGTTTTCTCATGCGGGATGGAGCAAGCCGGTACTGCCGGGGATTCATGCATCCCACAAGTAGCAGGTTCGATTCCTGCCTCCCGCACGAGGCCGGCACGCATCAGGCGGCTATAACGTACTGCGGACCACGCCGGCCCGTTTTTTTAATATCACACAGCACTCTGAAATCAGGGTGCTTTTTTCATACCCGTGAAAGGAGAATACCATGCCCAGAGACAAGCCGAATCGGGCGAACACGCGCCCAGATCACAACGGCACGCAGAGGGCGCAGTTTGAGTCAAACAAGCGCAAAATCTACGCCACACAAACTGTCTGCGGCATCTGCGGAAAGCCCGTCGATTTCGGGCTGAAATTCCCGCACCCGCTTTCCGCTTGTATTGACCACATCATTCCGGTCAGCAAGGGCGGGCATCCGTCGGATATCCAGAATCTCCAGCTCGCGCATATGTGCTGCAACCGCATGAAATCCGATAAAATCACCGCCGAAAAACAGGAATTTTCCGCCGGAATCGAGCTTGTATCCAACCGCAATTTACCTTTATCTTTCGACTGGAAAACCGTATAGGAGGGAATGCCTTGACCGAAGAAATTCGCACAGGCAAACAAACTCCTACCGTTTCCAGAGTGCTTCCGTACACCGATTCCAGCGGCACGGAAGCAGTCGAACTTTACAACAAATCCGGTCGTACCGCGCAGGAATGGCAAGCCCGCATGATGGAGGACATCATGGCGAAAAACGCGCAGGGATTGTGGGTGCATATGAAATTCGGCTGGTCGGTTCCGCGCAGAAACGGCAAGTCGGAAATCCTGATTATGCGTGCAATCTGGGGCTTGACGCACGGCGAACGGGTGCTGTATACCGCGCACCGCACGACCACCTCATCGGGCGCATGGGAAAAGGTCTGCAAGCTGCTCGGCAAGATGGGCTTTGCAGAAGAAGCCGATTACAAACCGTACCGTACACGCGGTCTGGAACAAATCCTCTGGCTGCACAATGAAGGCGTTATCAATTTCCGCACCAGAACGGCAACCGGCGGTCTCGGCGAAGGTTATGACACGCTCATCATTGATGAAGCGCAGGAGTATACGGGAGATCAGGAATCCGCGCTGAAATATGTTGTCACGGATTCCAAAAATCCGCAGACGCTCATGTGCGGAACGCCGCCGACTGCGGTTTCTTCCGGCGATGTCTTTTTGAAATATCGCAAGCGCACCCTGACCGCAAAGGAAGAGGATGCAGGCTGGGCGGAATGGTCTGTGCCGAATTTAACTGACGCGCACAATCCTGACTTGTGGTATGAAACGAACCCGTCACTCGGCACGATTTTATCCGAACGGACAATCCGCAGCGAACTCGGTGATGACCAAGTCGATGATAACATTCAGCGTCTCGGTTTATGGCTCCGGTATTCCCAGAAATCTGCAATTTCGCGCGAGGAATGGGAACGGTGTGCGCTTACAAATAAGCCGGAGATCGGCGCAAAACAACGCATTTTCTTCGCGGTCAAGTATGGCAAAAAGGAAACCGTTTCTCTCGCTGCTGCGGTGAAACTTGCGGGCGGGCGTGTGTTCATTGAAGCGATTGACTGTCGGCAGATCAGAGACGGCAACAGCTGGATTCTTGCATTTCTGCGGAATCCGCACGCTGATACTGTGGTCATTGACGGTGCCGGACATCAGACCGTCCTTGCAGCCGATATCAAAAATGCGGAAATCAAATGCAAAGTCATTCTGCCGAAGGTCGCAGAAGTGGAAGCCGCAAATGCGCTGTTTGAACAGCAGTTGTTCGCCGGAACCATTTGTCACATGAATCAGCCTGCACTGAAACAGGCTGCCGAAAACTGCGAACACCGTGCAATCGGCAGCGGCGGCGGATTTGGTTACACGTCCATTCTTGAGGGCGCGGATATCACATTGCTGGAAGCTGTTTCCCTTGCGCACTGGCTCGCGGCAAACGCGAAAGAGCGCAAGAAACAAATCATATCTTTTTGACGTTTACTATACGGAAAATAGGAGTTTATCATGTCTGAATTCAAACCGATTGAAACACAGGAAGCGTTCGATGCGGCGATTAAAGACCGCCTTGAACGTGCAAAGAAAACTGTCACCGATGAGGTAAAAAAACAGTATGAGGGGTGGATTTCTCCGGAAGATGCGAAGAAATCCGCTGACGAAATCGCAGGTCTGAAAACACAGGTCGCTGATTTGACGGCAAAGACAACGGCTGCCGAGCTGAGCGCACTCCGCACCAGAATTGCGCATGAAACGGGACTGCCGTATGAACTCGCTGACCGTCTGCGCGGTGAGGATGAAAAAGCCATCCGTGCCGATGCAGAAGCGTTTTCCAGGCTGACCGCGCCGAAGCCCAGCCCCTCTCCGTCTTACTCGCCGGAAACGCCGGTCAGCAGTTCAACTGACGCTGCATTCGCGGCACTGGCGAGCGAATTAAACGCTTGAAAGGAGCGATTTTATGGCAACAAAAACCACCTCCGGCACGCTGTTCAAGCCGGAACTTGTAACCGAACTGTTCAGCAAAGTGAAAGGTCATTCCGCGCT